ATCGAACATTCTTTTGAAATGAAATAAACACAAGGAGGCCACTCTGCATTGTAAAGTTATTTTAAGTTGTGCGTTCACTCACAATTTTGTAATTTAATTCCCCTAATTTACTAACTTCTTTAAATACAGGCCATTCTTCTTCTTCGTCATCTTCTTCTTCTTCATCCAACATCATGAATTTTTGGGTGGTACCTATTAATGTTTGCCAAATTTCATGGTCATCATCTTCTTCGTGTAATAGGTTGGCATCATTTATAACTAGCATGCAAAGGTTTAACATAAACATTTTGCCTCTTTTGTGCTTTTTAACACTTTTTAACAAAATCTTGTAGAGATTTATTTGATTCTTTAATAGTTCATAAGTGCGTTTACTCACATATAAGGTGCCTGACAAGATTTTCCACAAAATGTTTGGACAAAAAGATTCCATTTCTGCCAAAACTTTCCGTTCCCTAAAAAGGCTATTTTTAACTGGTTTCCCTCTTTTCCTACCTCCTCCAAATATTCTAGGGGTTTGCATGATTAACTCATGTTCTACTGCACTTTTAGGCCTTCTTATCATTTCAGCCATTTTCTCTACTAAATTGAAGTCCATCTTAATTTCTTTTTTCCCTTCCCCAGTAGACAATTCATTCATTAATTCAAAAATCTGTTCCCAACCCAGTTTTTTGTCAGCAACTGTTTCTTCCACTTCTAAATACTTTTGTATTTGATCATCTTCTAATCCCTCATCCATTAATTTCTTTTTGAACTCTTTTAACTTCTCTTCATGTTGAGGCATTTGGTTAGTAATATTGTTGCTATTTTCTAACTCTTTTATTTTTTCATCATCTAAATGTTTCAAGTGCTTAGTCATAATCTCCCATTCTGCTCCAGTTTGATTTTGCGCATGAATATTTTCAATTTCACCACTCAAATCATTATATACAAAATAATTTTCTTTCAACTGATTGTTAACTTGCGCTTTTGATACGTAGCTTGCATTCAACACCCTCGACCAGAAATTGTTGTCATCTATGTCTCTGGAGAAAACTATGTAGTACATTTTTGAGGGGTCTAACATGGTCATATTTTTCCATGCAGTATCTTTGCTCTTAAAACATCTGCAAAAATCACTGTAAATAAATCTTGCCGGTAATTTGTTAGAAACTATTATTACGTCTTCCCCCAACATTCTAATTTTGTCATATAAGTTAATGGTTAAATTTCCTCCGAAAGCCAAGTAGATTTTGATTTCAAACTTTATCATATCAGATAATTTCCCTTGGTGAGCAATTTTCACTTTCGTCCTATGGTTGCTAACATATATGTTCTTCGCATTACTAAGCATATCTTCAATATTTTCTAGGTCAGGGGATGTAGATTGTAGTTCGTACATTATTTCTTCATATTCTTCACTATCTAAGAATTCTTCATCCAATACATGGTTAAAAAAGTAATCTTTATTAAAAGGTGTAAAGGTTGAGTTTTTTATGTCAGTAGGGCTACACATCTTTATTTTGAAATAAATCTCCATTCCTTTATAAAAATCTTTGAAATTCATTTTTAAGATGTCATAAAGATAATTGGATATGGCACCGTAATGAAATAATCTTGTTGCGCTAACTTGAACATTAACTTTTGATAGTATATCTCTAGTTAATACATAAGGGTTTTGTACATCAGTCAATAAGCTTCTTCTTATATTAAAATCTAAAAAGTATGGTTTGTTTTCAAACAACAAAAAGCAATGTTTTAAACTCCTCAAGGTGGCTTGCCAATTGGTTATAACATTTGGGCTTACAGGGAGACTTTTGAACATTAGTGTCCTGACAATTTTAGATTTAAACACCTTCCTAGCACTGGGTGAAAGCATTATTGATTTAATCATTAAATGCACCACATAAAAATTGTCATCAAACACCCATTCGTCTAACACAGACTCACAATAGGTTTCTAATATACAAGAATGTATTGTACTCATTCTTTGCATATTTATATCCAAATGAACTATTTTCTGGTCCTCGTCAAAAGCGTGTGTCGGGAGAAAATCCACTTCGTTCTGAGTTTCTTTGTAGGTGTCAAAGATTATGTTTATAAGATCAATAAAAGAATCAGAAAACAATTTCAAGTAAGGTGCATCTTTCCTATAACTTTTAAATTTGTTGAATTGAGCATCATCCTCATTCTCTGCCAAATCATTTAAGGCCCCTGCAACACCTGAGTAACCCCAAGTGCATAGCAGGTTCATCAATTTAGCTTCTGACTCTGGAGAGCCTAGATCCTTCCCTAAACTACTCAAGGCTCTGTGTATTGAGATTTTATCATTATCAGTGTACAACTCATCAAACTTGCTTTTCATGGTATCTACAAACTCTGTTAGAAAGGCTTCAGGTTGGCTTGTTTTCAATGCCATATATTCAGCAGAAAAAGTTCTTTCCCATTTAAAGTCGAATAAGACATCATATTTAGCATAACTTATCAGTGCGTTCAAAAGCCCCCCATCAGGGCAGGGGAAATTACTGATTTTTAGGACAGGTCTGTTGACTGTGCATAACTTTAAACTCTGACAGGTTTTTAAAACGTTATATAAATCTGATAAATGATAATTTTTTAACACCGTTTCAAAACTGATTTGCCTCTCTAAGTCCAACTCCTTTGCACACACCTCAATCATGATATTTCTTGCTGACCCATCTGTAGATAAGATGTTTTTATTTTGAAGATCATCTATCAACGACCCCCTTAACAATTTTACAGAATTCTGAATTTCTATGGGGAGAGTGTTTATGTAAAATGTGTTTTTATTATTGTTAAAGTAAGCTTCCCAAATCAGCCTGCTCCCTTTAAAACTTCTTATGGTCCCCATGCCTATTTCTGTCAAAGGGGTTGACAAAGTAGCATCAATGTGCATTTTTAAATGTTTTACTGACTCTCTAGCTAAACCTAAATAATAATTTCCCCCTTTATCTATTCCGAAGCAAATATCCTCCCAGTCTTCTACCGTTGTAACCTGCATGTTTTCTTGCAAAAATGGGAGTGAACCTTCTTTTAAACACAGATTTATGTATGAAATTTCCACGTCCTCAAAAATATAGTTGTCTATCTGTGCCAAGATTTTGTCTATTCGTGTGTTTACTACAATGAAAACAATTTTTACTGCTCCTACACTAATGAATAACCTCCCTTGACCCAACCATACATTATCCACTAAGGTCTGCCTTTTTGTGTAACAATGATAAAATGTATTGTCAATTGCGTCCCCTGTAAATGTTATATTGCCGTTAATAAGTTGTTTGCAACAGTTGAACAAAGCTTTAACATAAGGGTAAATCCTGTGCCTATTCTCCCAAAAGTCCATGCATTTGAGTAGAAGATTTTTAAAGCTCAAAACTTTTTCATTTAAAAAGCTTGGTGCTTTGAATCTTAAATCAAACATTTCAACCCTAAAATCATGAGAGTTTATGACTGCATTTGCCAAAACTACCAATGATAATGTATACTGCAAATCATCATCATTTAAATCAGTGGTGATGTTTTCCATTGGCATATTTATTGTTTTCCCAAACTGTATAGCTAAGCCTTGGATGTATTTACCGTGGAAAGAATTATGTGCTAAAAACCCTAATACGTCTTGATATGTACTTATCTCTCTCATCTGTGAAGGTAAATTTGAATAACAAAAATATTCAGTTTTAGATTTACTCTTCATCTTTTGTAATATGGCAAACAAATGCTCAATAGGAAGTTTCTCTATATCGATGTCATGCAATTCTAAGGCTCTCTTAATGAATATGACTGCAGTGCTATACCCCCTTGTGTCAGGCAGCAAATGCCTGTATTCTGGTTCCTTCATCCAAGAACACAGTGATTGAGGATTATAATCTATTGGACATTCCTCCAAAGTTTTTTGCAAAGTGATATAAACAGGTTTATTTGTCTTTTTGAAATCTATCAACATGTCTTTTGTGTAAGTTAGTCTACTTAAGTATAAGTCTAAACTCCTTACTTCAGTAAAAGTAAAATCAAAGGCCCTTCTGAAAACACTGTATTCTTCTTCAACCAAAATCTCTTCCTTTGCAGACTTTATTAAATCCCTGTAATCTCTGTTGATGTCTAAAACTTCACCACTGAGTGATCTTTTCATAAGGAATATCAATTCTCTAATTTCTCTAGGCTTCATGTTACCAAATGATGTTCCCACAGTTAAATTAGACCTAAAGTGGTAGGCCCTAGATAACCTTCTTGTTAAACTTTCATCTTGCAGTGCAGCGATGAAGCTTTTGTCATTTAATTGCCTGATAAATTGTAATAGGTTAAGGAAAGTGTGTTTAAACTTCACATTTGCAAAGGTCCAGGTTTCATTGATTTTCTGACTCAGCTTTACTGAATTTTTCAATGATGTTAATTTTTTCCCTAAGCTTAAATTGGGTGAACACTTAAACATTTTCAAATAACCTTCTGTGTCACTGTCTAAAGGTAATAGACATTTGTTTATGACAAATATGAGTTTACATTGAAGGTCACTGGAATTTTGAATTATTCTAAACAGGTCCGAATCACTTCCATTTATTAAAACCATAAGTGGATGGGCATCTGGTATTCCAAACATAGAAGGTGGCAATGAGTAATAATCTTTGGATATTTTATTTCCAAAATAAAACCTATATATAAGGTGTGATTGTATTTTCATAGCTATATACGCTTGGCTAAAAGTCGCCCCATTCAAAATCAATTCTGTACTCTTGGAATAAGCATCTGTTATATCGCTACAGTAACCTTTGTCAGTTGGGTGATAATTGAACATGCCAGTGAACTTAGCCAACAAAGAGAGTAAAGTCCCCCCAATATATAATATAGATATGAATTCATAATAAACTTTGCCTTGATTGCATTTCTTTTTAGAGAGTAAATGGTTTGAAGCATGCATTAAAGTTTCATAAATATAAGATGCTCTCATCAACTGTAATTTATCTTTTGCTAGAAACTTACCTGCACTGTCATCTGAATGTGCTACCATATGTAACAACGCATCTGATTGAAATGAGATTTGAGTTGTCAATCTTATAACATGTGCTGCATGAAGCTGGGTGGCAACATGCACCAGGCTAGAAAAGTAATTAAAAATCCCCATCACCCAGCTATATCTCATTTCAAAATAATAGGCTTTCCTATTTTCATCTAGTTTGAAATATTTTTTATATTTTTCTGTAGCTTTGGATTTACCCAATATCTCAACGACGTGAGGTCTGGTGTAAATTTTCTTTTTCCTTAACATTATAAAAAAGTTTAATGCATGAGTCACAAAAGTCTCAGGTAAAGCTTTTTTTGCTCCTAGAAGAAATATTATGAACTTTTCTATCATAGATTTAGGTGCCCACTTTCTGCAATCTAAAACCCAGTAGTATTTTTCATCATGCTCCCTTAAATCTTCAAAAACCTTAGAGTGTATACTTGATAATCTTCTGTTGCTCGGAATAGATATCATTTCATTAGGCACTAACTTACATAAAAACTTAGTATAGTCCTCAATAACTTGTTGATGGACTTTTGTCTCCCTATCCATAACAAAGATTTCCC